CATTGACGCTCTTGCGGTTCTTGCCGCTGGCATCCGGGTAGATCGAGATGTGGTGATCCGGGTACTTTTCTTTCAGGGCTACGATCATCGCTGGCGTGTCGAACACATGAGTGATCTCACCCAGCAGCATCGGCTTACCGTCACGGATGACATGCACCGCCGCAGCCATTCGACTGATGTTGAAGTCGAGGCCGATATGCAGCGCTTCGCCGGGCTTGATCGTCTCGCTGGTGTGGTTGAGCACCCTGTCGAAGCTTGGGTACACGCTGCCAGACACCAGATTGACGAACTTGCCGTCGATATATGCGTCCACCAGATTCGCTGGATATGACTCCTTGAGCGACCCGATGTAGTCCTTCGGCAGGTTCTTCGCGTTGTCCCGGGTGCTGGCATGCACGATGCCATACAGCGGGCGCTGATTCGGGTTGGCGGCCAGCTCACGCACGAACTTGCGATAGACCCAGTTGAAGCCCTCAGGCGTCGTCGTGACGTCAATCGTGTTCTGGTCGCGGCCAGGCCACACGGTCGACATCCGCGCAATGATCTTCTTCCACGCGCTGTCAGCCTTCTTGACCGGCATGCAGTCGATCTCATCGACCAAGGCGTGCGCAATGTTGAAGCCAACGATGCGGTGCGGGTGCTCCATGCTCTTGCACACGATGGTGCTCAGGCAGCGTCCGAGGTTGTCACGCAGGTAAACTCGCTTCTTGCTCGGGACTATGTCGGCGAACAGGCCGAACGCCGTGGCGACCTCCGGCATCGTCTCGTAGAAGATGTCGGCGATCTGCGGATAGGTCGGAGCGAAGTAGCCCTGCGGAATGCCGGGGAACTCCAGCGCGTTGACGCACATCCGCACGCAACCCACGAACGTCTTGCCGCTTCGATAGCCCCCAACAAACGCCATGAACTTCTTGTGGCTTTTGATGAACTCAAACTGGGGCTTGTTCAGCATCAGGATCGCTTGCATCTTCAACCCCGATGATTACTTGCTTCGGCTCGGGCAGACCTTTGTTCGGGTCTTCCAGTTCGCGGCGGAGCTTCTCGATGTTCAGTCGCTTCATCTCGTCATCGAGCGGCGAGCTGGATTTGTCGGAGAACATGCCAAGGTGCTTGGCCACCTTGTCGAGCGCGGCCAGCTGGTCATGCATCTTGATCTCGAAGCCTTCCTTGGTCTGTTTCACCCCGGCGTACAGAGCGAGTGCAGCAGGGCTCACAGTGCGCGAGTCGTGCGCATGGACAGAGCCGAAGCCCTCGCCGTGGCACTTAGGGCATTTGGGATGCGGCCGTATCGTTGGATCGAACCCGAAGCCACCCTCTTCCGTCACGCTGTCAGGGTCAGCCGTATCAGCGACCTCCTTGAGCATCTCAGCTTCATCCTTCCACTGGTAAAGGTGGTCAGCACCGAAGCAATGCCGGCAGCATCCGCGCCGATACTCGATCAGCTCATTCGGGTTTGCGGTGGCAATCATCCATAGACGTTCCAGCACCATTGTCTGGGTGATGGCGGCTTTCTGCCCCCTGGCATCCATCCGCTTTTCGATTGCAGACTGAATGTTAAGTTTTGATAAGTTCTGTGCAGCTATGACATTTGCCGTCTTCTTGCTGTAACCCGCACGGATAGCCGCTTGCGTGGCATTCAGGTCTTTCAGGTACTCATCGACGAAGCGCTGCTGTTTCGCTGTCAGCGCCATAGGGATTCCTTGAGACTTTGGTGCCTCGCTGGGGCAGGACTTGAATTGGTGACTGGTTGCCGGTATTGATGGGATTCAACTCAACGCAAGGAGACGCATATGGCCCGCTACATCGTCAAACCACCGCAACCGAAAGAGCTCGTAAAAGGCTTTGAAGTCAAAGACGATGACTTCCGTCCCGCGTATGAGGCCATCCACTTCCACATCGTTGACACGGTTACAGGCGATCACACTGGCGACGATTTCGAGCATGAAGCTGATGCCATCGCTCGTGCTGCGAAGCTGAATCACTCCAACCCATAGGCGCTCGCACCTACTCTGCCTTGATAGTCAGCGTTCTGATCTTGCCGCCAGTGCCGCAGTCGCGCTTCATTGCCATCTCGATGGCTTGGTATGCGGTCGCGCCCATATCGAACGCTGTCAGAGCGTGGTCAGCACCACTACCAATGGCATACGGCCTATCTAGCACCACAGGGCTCTTCCAGACTTTGCCCTCGTCGTACCCGATCAGCGTCAGGTTGCCGTCGTGCAGCACCAGGGCATTCGCATCGCACTCGCCAATGACCTCTTCGCCGAACCATGCACCCACCAGCTCATTGATATCGCCAGTAGAGCCGGTGCCGAAGAAGCACACCCCTTCACGCTCGCGCATCTTGTCGAAGTCGTCGTAAATGATGGTGCTGCCTCGCGAGACTCGACCGTCATAGGCGATGATGCCGTCCTTGTAGGCGATGGTCGTCATAAGGTCGGCCCCTCGTTGTTCGCTTCAATCTTGCGGAACCGGATCGCCTTCATGGCCTGCTCGGACAACTTATCGCTATCCGCTTCCATGCCGATCATCCAGGCGAAAACGTAGACTGATCGCAGGTAGAGCACGAACCACCACGGGAGATAGGCCTGCAACTGGAAGGTCTTGGCCATATCGTCACCATGTGATCTGCAATCAACTACCAATATTCCGAGCGTTCCCGGCCTATTCGAGCAATCTATTGCGTGTAGAGAGTGGCGCCCGCACGAAGCCAGGCACCCTTTGGTTTAATCGTTCTCGCGGCGCGTTGGCGTCTCGACGCTGTTCAAGCATTGCTCGCAGTGCAGGTATCGGCACAGCCAGCCCTTGACGATGGGCCAGTGGTTGGCGACGAACCAATGTCTCAGGCCAGCCAATGCAAGCGCTCCGTGGAAGGTGACGCCCGCAGTGGTCGGTGAAACAAACACCGTCTCGGCTCGGGTGACGATCGCAAACCCGGTCAACATGATCGTCGCGTAGATGATCTTGCCCACAATCCCGTCATGGACTCGCGCGCTCAACATGCACCACATCGCCCATAGGCTGATGATGCCGACGAACAGGGTGCTCAACGTTTGAATGCTCATGGATTAACTCCCTCCGAACTTCGAGCGAACAAGCGCCCAAAGGTCAGCGGCTTTAATGGCGCGGTTGACGGCAGTCATCAGCGATCCACCGAAGGCGCCCAGGAGGAAGCCAACACCAGTAATGTTGCTGGGGTCTGTGATGCTGAGGTAGGTGCTGACGATCCCGGTCAGGTACATGGCGCAGGCTAGACCTGTAATCAGGAACACCACCCAGGCCTTCCAGTCCGTCAGATCGTCCTTGTGCCACCAACTTGCAACGATGGCTCCAATCAGGCCGGCGATGATCCACTCGGCCTTGTCGAGCATGCGATGAAAGAATTCCATGCGCTCGACCTCTCAGTTGCATGCGTGAAATAAAAAAGGCCCGGTGTGATGGGCCAAACGCTGGGGAGCAGCGGTGAATTTGGATGCAAGGGCTGGATTTGAACCAACGACCTCTGGGTTATGAGCCCAGCGCGCTACCTGACTGCGCCACCATGCAATAGAAACAAAAAAGCCCGACACAGTGGCCGGGCTTCTTTCCGTCATCACCTACATGCGCAAGTACGACAGGATGGGTGAATATTACGAATCAGCGAAATTAAATGCAAGCACTATTTGTGCCAGTCCATCACGCCGCCTCTTCCCCCAACACTCCAGCCTGCTCAAGGATGACTTGAGCCTCTACCAGCGCATCATCCACAAGGCTTTCCAGAGTCTTCTTGATGGCCTTGTTCCAAAGCTGGTAGGTCCGCTCGGTCATGCCCTGGTTATCCCAGGTGTTCATGTCGTAGTTCGAATCAGCGAGGACTATCGCGCCATCCCGCTGACAGGTGCCGCGCTTAGCCGCTGATGCGTTCGCACGCTCGACTGCGGCCTTTGCCGCCTCTACCCGCCACGCTGGTACGTCTTCGTCGAACTCAGGCGCCTTGACCTTCACAGGCTCCCGGCGGATACCCTTGATCTGAGGGATGGCCCATGCGGTGACAGCCTTGCGAGTGAACAGCGCCGGCGCCGGACTGGTCACGATCGCCACCAATCGCCCGGTCGCTTCGATCTTACGCCCGCTGTGCGTGCTGAACTTGGCGGTCAGGGCGAACCAGTGGCGCTGGCTCAGAACCTTGTGCAGCAGCTTGTGGACGATGCAGTCCTGCAATAGGGCCGCCTCCTTCCCGACGATCTCCCCCTTCTGCTTGGCGCACTGCACCTTCGGTTCAAAGTCGCACCCCCCAGCCGAGTTGATGGTTTCGGCGGCCAGGGCGCGCACCACTGCGGAAACAACGTTTCTGTAAGTCATGCTGCCACCTCCTTGAGCATCGACGGATGTACGGTGTGACGGGCCACTTCGCCATGCTCACGATGCAGGACGATGGCCTTCATGTTCTGGCGCGATCTCCAGCCGCCGGAGTGTGCGTAGCTGTCACCTGGTGCCAGGGTGTTGAACGATTCGACGGTGCAGCCTGGGTATTCCTTCTTGCTTTCGTGGTGGATGTGCCCAGTCCACCAGTAGCGGTGCAGGGTTTCGCCCCAGTCCTTGGCGCGGTCGGTCGCCATGACGCCCGGGAGCTTGTCGGCCTTGCTGGTGTGCCCGTGGTGCATGCCGATCAGGTTCTTGCCCCAGCGGTAGTAGCTGAAGACGCTCGGTGAGGTTTCAACGGTGACGCGCGGCTCATTGGCGTAAAGGTGCGCGAACAGACGGCTCAGCCAGACGGCGCCGGTCTCGTCGTGGTTGCCGATGACATGCACTACATGCACGAACTTGTGCTTCGTCAGGGCTGACTCGACGCACTGGCGCATGGCGAGGATCAGGATGTCGACCATCTTGGCGTAGCGACTGTCTGCATCCAGGTGGTGACCACTGCGCGGAGTGATGGCTGCCATGGAATCGTAGTGAGCTGCGTCACCGAGGTTGACGATGATCGCCGTCTCGGTCGGCGGTGCAGACTCAACCAGCGAAGCCATGGCGGCGCAGTGCACTCGCTCGGCGATGCTCAAGTCCCAATCTTCGCCGCACTCAGCGGCCCAAATGTATTCGCCGAAGTGCGGATCGCCAATTGGATAGGCCGTCATCAGGTCCGGCAGGTAGTTGCCAGTGAACGGGCGAGCCGGTACGTGCGGAAGATCCTTCACCGCCGCATCACATGAGGCCTGAATGAGGGCCTCTAATGCTTCGGTGTCGGTATTCGTTTTAACCCAAGAAAGCAAAGGCTCAGTTTCACCGCGGCGCATGAGCTGGGAGGTCCCTTTGATCTTCAGGAACGACGGCAGCTTGGTCTCGATGTGCATCTCTGGGATGTGACCCTTCAACGCCATAGTCACCTTGCGCTTCTGCAGGGTCCGAATATTGATCCCGAGGTGTTCAGCAGCCTTCGCCACGCCCATGGTGCTGAGCGCTTCGATGATCTGCTCATCCGTGACTTTGCGTTCGGCCATTACTGAGCCCCTTCGATGGTGTAGTGCGTCGGGGCCTTGTCTTCGTGGACGGCCTTCAGGCGCGCCACGTGAGGTGTAAGACTATTGATCAGCGCACGGTAACCGCCAGGGTGCATACGGTCGTCGTTGAGCTTTCCGGCAGCCTCTGCGTCGACAATGATTGCCAGGCAGGCCAGCGCATGGGCTAGGTGCGGCAATCCACTATCCGGATCGACCGCCTCCCCTTCGAACCATGCGTTCAGGTGTCGACTGGCAGCGTCGTAGTAGATCGAGGCCCGTACGCCGACGGCGCGGAAGTTCGAGCGGCCGTACTTCAGCATGCCGTCGAGCAGGCCCAGGCTACCCAGCGCGGTAGCGGTCACGGGCCACAGGTGCAGAGGCAGCTTTCCGCTTCCGATCAGATCCTTTGGATTCGTTGGCTTGAGTTCGGTCATGCTGCTGCCCCTTTGCGATGAAATTTCGAGTCGTACCAGCGGTAAAAGAATTGCGCGGCGGTGATGCCAATCGATCCGCCAAACCCCGAGACGACCAGAAAGGTTCCGGTCGAAATGTTGGAATGCGCGACTGCCCAGATGTAGGCGAACTGCGCCAGGGTGATCATCCAGCTCACGAAGAATCCGGCGATGATCTTGTCGTCCCGCAACAGCTTGCTGTTCAGGCCGAGCAGGAACACCTGAAAGAATGCGGAGATGAAGACGATCGGGTACTGAATGTCTGGGCTCATGCCGCCACCTTCAGAGAGCTCAGGTGCTCAGCACAGGCCGCCTTGGCCTTGTCCAGATCCTTGCCTGAGTGCAGGATTTTGCTGGCTGGCGCTGGCGATCGGGACACATAGGCGTGCCCGTGCTCCAGCGTGTACTTGCTGATCAGGTAGCCCTCCTCGGATGTGAGGCAGCGCTTGCTTTCCCCTACTGGCTTCCAGTTCATGGCTTCACCAACGTCAGGACCGACCTGTCTGCCGGCGGGAATTCAAGGGCTTCATCGACCGAGCAGCCCTCGCCGAGCATGTAGGCGCGGTGCAAGTACCAGCCTGCGTTCTTTGGGTCTTGCTCCATGCGCTCGCCGAGGATCAGCAGGCACTGGAAGTCGCTGGATGCTTTGTCGAAGTTCATGGCCGCACACCCCGCGCAATCCGGTCACGGCGCAGCAGGCGGCGGCAACCTTCAAGGCATCCGCCGGCCAGCACCAACATGAATCCGATGTACAAGTGAATGATCATGCTGCCGTCCTTTTGAGTTCACGGGTCTTGGCGCGGTATTCGGCGGTAATGGCCTTCAGGTCTTCGATGGTGTAGCGCTGGGGCTCATGAGGCCCTTCGAGCCACTCGACAAGCTCGGCGCCGATCCGCTTCACCAGCTCGATGCGGTAATTCACGATGTCGCCGGACTTGTGCGTGTTGCATGGCGAGCATTGGCGATGGCAATTCAGCGGCTCGAAGCGCAGTGCGGGGTTGCTCCCGACCGTGCGGTAGTGTCCTGCGTCGTACTTGCCCTGGTGATGACGACCGCAGCTGATGCATGGCAGCTTGGCGTCACGCTCGCGCACCCAGGCGTTGAAGGCGGTCTGCGCCTCGCGCATGTACTGCCCCTTCGGCTTAACGCGTTCCTTGGCCGCTCTCAGCTCCTTGCGGCCTACATCGGCAAGAGCCTTGCGCGCCTTCTCCTGATTCACATCCTTGATGGCGAGGCCGCAGGATGGGCTGCATACCGCTTGACCGAGGCGCTGCGGTACGAATGAGGCCCTGCAATTTTGGTTCTTGCAGGTCTTCGGGCGAGGTTGTTTGGCTGGGAGACTCATGCGGCCTCCTTGCTAAGCAGGTCACCGAAGAAAACGCCCTTGGCTGTAAAGTCATCCACGATGCGATCGGTGTATGCGATGCCTTGGGCGCGGTTGAACAGGCTGGTCACTGGGAAGCCGTCAGGGCCAAACAGCTTGCAGTCGCCCATCATGGCCAGCTTCTCCTCGTACGGGAGGTGACGCATTACCCGGTACCAGGACTGCTGAAACTCAGGATCATCGTTGAGCAGGATCTGCACGCCGAAGTGGAGCTTGCAGTGCTTGCGTGCATCCGTGGCGTCGCCGATCTGGGTCATCTCGGCGATGCGCTTGTAGAAGGCGAACCACAGAGCGTTCTGGTCGAGCGTTCTGTCCTTGCCAGGGCGCAGTGACACCACCACGAACTTCTTCTCGCGGAACATGGTGGTGAGCATGCCGATGGCTTCGGTGAGTTTGCTGGAGCTGTTCACGCTGATTTTGTCAGTCATGCGGACCTCCGGCTGAATGCATTGAGGTGCCCATTGCGAATCTCGTCGTTCAGGTCATTGACTCGCTTCGCCAGCCGCTGCTGTTCGCTGTAGGCAAAGCGCAGTTTTCTGTTCATCTCTTCGGGATCGCCCACCCGGCTCAGCAGCTTCACCAGCAAGAACTGCTCACGGGACTGATCGGGCTCATGACGCATTGCAGCGGTCTGTTCGGCGATGACGTCGTGTCGGCCGCGGTAGTGCGCGGCGGGACCTGACACAGCTTTGATGTGCAGACGACTGTTCACTTCGAGCAGCCCCCAGCCGGTAGGAATCTCATCGGCGCGAATCAGGCCCGCAGGCGCCATGAAGTAGCGCCAGTTGCCAAGACCGCCTTCCAGCCGATGAGCTTTCTTCCTGTCTGCCAGAAAATCGGAACGACTGGTTTTGCACTCGACAACGATCGAGCCGTCAGTTTGCTTGTGCCCCGTTGCGCGGAAGCCAATCGCATCAGGTATCTCGCCTGTCCAGCCTGAGCGGCACTCGCTGATCGCCACATGACAACCAGGCCCGCCCGCCGATTGCTGACGCTTGAGCCACTTGACCGCTAGTGCACAAAGATCCGCATGAGTCATTGGGAACAATTCGCTCATAGCCGCCTCACTCCCTGCTTCACCAGCGCTTCACGCTCAGCGCAACTCACGCAAAGCTTCACACCCTTGACCGCATTGCGACGGCCTTCAGGGATCTCTTCGCCACACTCTTCGCACTCAAAAGCGCTGATGCCGGTGTAACGGGGGATCTGGGCGACTCCGATTTCAACGGTCTTGTCGATCAGGTCCATCGCGTCATCTGCTACGTCGCTCATTTCCCGAACTCCTTGAGCAATTGGCGCGCACCCATAACGGCCCCCTTGTCGCCGGAGGTGCGGCTAATGTCCTTGAGCCATTCCATCATTCGGGTGTTCTGCGCTTTCAGGTCGATGACCATGCCAAGCAATTCGTCGCCGTCAGCGTTCATATCGGCCTTGAGTGCTTTACCAATCGCGCCAATGTCGCAAGCAGCCGCCAGAAGCATGCGTTTGTGCGATTCGAGATCTTTAAACAGGGTCAAGACGCCTTCACGCGCCGCAACCATGAACTTGGCGAAGTCGGCGGCGCATGCCTCGACATAGGTCGGCCCGTCGTAGTCATAGTCCTCGCCGTCGAGACGGAACGGCTTGCCGTAGACGGAGTAAAAACCAGTCGCTCCGCCGCCAAGCGATTCGCCTGATGGGCCATTGAAGAACGGTTCGGTGTTGCCGTCCCAATCCAGATCAGCCGGGAAT